TCTAGATAGAGAGGCATTCTCAATCCATATGTTTATATATTGTTCCTTGGTTTTCTCAACTTCCTTGTCAAAATAACCCATAATTTTTATAGTCTTTTCTTTAGTTGTTATATTATCTATAGTTTTCATTGTATCTTTTGCAAATTTACTCATCGGCATCATCCTCCATTTCTTCAATTTCAGCCCACTCACCACAATGTGAGCAAAGCCCTATCCCATCTGTGTTGGGAGTATACACTGGAGCATTACAGCAATTGCTCCATCCCTCTATTAGTAAATTTTCTGTAAACATTTTTCTAAACGACATTTTTACCTCCTTGGTATTATTATTTAATTTCTGGTAAGAATTTTAGCACGAATCTATAAATCTTGTCAACCCCTAAAATGCAAATAAATTAAAAATAATTGTAAAATCCTGGCCCAGCTTGGATAACTGGGCTCGAAATCTTCGATTCTAGGGACTTTTATTAGTCGGGTAATACCTAGGCCTTGGGTAAAATGGCCTCTATGTGGTATTTGCTAACCTGCTGGCCTGTAGTCAATTTCTTATTGGCTATGTTTCCTGCTACATAATGGCACCAGCTATCCCACCAGTAAGCGGTCCCTTTTTGTTGGGTCTGGGATACATAGGCTCTAATCTTTCGCATTTTGGATTCATGCTTTAAGGTTTTAGGCAATGATACTTGCGATTGTTTCCAGCCTAGGCGTTTAAGGTTATGGCTATCAATACAGGAAACATCAAATCCTAGTAGCTGGAGCACAAATGCAGATTTAACCATTCCTAGGTTTGGCGTGTTGTACACAAAAAGCAGGGCTTTTGAGATGTTTTCTACATCATCAAGGCCTTGGCTTACATGATGAGTTAATCTCTCAAATATGGCCCGTTTGTTGGCTTGTACATATGCAAGCCCGTCTCTTTTTGTGACAGTCTTGCCATAGTTCAAATGTCTACACTCCAGCCCTTGCTGGTCTACCTCAAACATTTTATCTGCTAGGCCTTGAGTTGGTTGCTGGATAGAGAGCAAAACAAAAGTAAAACCCCTTACCATATTGTCTGGGCTGGCCAGCAAAAAATCTGCAATTATTTTATTATCTTTTTTATACATATTACCTCCTTGGTTTAGTTACCTAAAAAGCCCCAGTTAAGGGGCTTGGTAGGGCTAGGCCTTATTAGTTAATAATTAATAAAGTCTGGCAGGTCTGAATCACACTCTGGGCAGGTTTCGTTCCTGCTCATATGGTGCTCATTAAACTCATGGCCACACTCTGGGCATAAGAATTCTTGCTGGGCCTCATAATGCTCATCTGTAATTGTTTGGCAGGCTTGGATATCACCAGCTAGGTCATCGTTCCAGATTCTATCTTTGACGATAGCCTCCGCCTCTTCATGTGAATCAGCCTCAACATCCTCAACCAAATAGGCCTCCATTGTTACTGTTGTTTTTACTGTAAAGTATGCCATTATTTGCTCCAGTTATAGTCATTAGGAAAGAGTTCTTTGGCACACTCTGTAGAGCATACCATAGTATCATATCTGCTAGATTCTGAGCCTTTACCGTAGCCAGTAGGCTGGCCACAATGCTGGCAGAATGTATCCTCTGCCTCACTCTCATAGATGAGCCCAGCTATTACTCCTGTAGGCTCAATTTCTGCTAGCCTTGTTAGGGCTTGTTCTAGTTCTTTTTGTGTCATTTTATTTGCTCCAGTTTGTTGTAGGTTTCATATCAGAACGGGAACTCATTGTTCCCAGCTCTAATGCAAGCCAGTCTGCTATCTCTTGAAGAGTGGCAGGGCTTGAGTAAGTATGTCCCATTTCATAGGTTATAGTCTTACCGTTTAACTGGCAGATTGTAACCTCTTCCGTATCTTCATTAGTCATCAAATGAGCACCCATGTTGATAGTAGTTAACCTGTCTCTAATGTACATTTGAATTTTAAAGATAGTCCCAGTGTAATTATCTATTGGTAGTGTAGTTCTGTTTTTCCATTCTTTCATTTTATTTCCTTGTATTGTGCTGGGCTCTTTAGGTGGCCCGCTTAACCATTACTGCGTAGTATAATCTATCTATATTTAATCTGTCAAGCATTTATCAACATTTATTTTACAATAGGCCCAGATTAAAACTTTGAGAGCCTTGGTTATTATGTCCAAGAATGTATGAAATCCACGAATCCATCCCCTCTGCTTTTTTCCATCCATCCCATCCCTGCTCTATCCCTTGATGGTCCAAGAATCCATCCTATCTGGTCCAGTCCATGCAATCCATCCCAGAAAGCCCATCCCATCTAAGAAAACCCCGAATGTGCGTGGGGGGAGGGAGCGTAGGCGGAAGGGGGGCACCTCTTTTGCGAAATTTCTCCATGAGCCGAAGGAACCCACATGTAAAATTCTTATTTTTTCAATGTAGTACCTTGCATAACCAACTATTTTCGGCACTATGCATAATTACTTAGTATTTATCTGGTATAATAGTACCTAGAATGAGCCCCAAAGAAGAAAACTAATAGTATATATTTACTGGTAAGAGAAAACTTTGTAAGAATTCTAGGAATGAAGGGATAACTAATTTAAATTTATGGTATAATAATAGTATATGGCAAATAAAGGTGAAATTTCTGTAGACTCAGAAGACGAGATTAGAGAAATAGAAAAAGAATTAGAAGAAGAGTTGAGATATGCAGTAGCATCTGCAAAGGGAGTGGTCCCAGCTGATGCTGTAATTAAGATTGAGCGTAAGAAAGGTAGACCAACTGGTGGACTTAGTGCAGAATCTAAGAAAGCTGGGGGTAAAAAGTCCCGAATAAAGCGTGGACAGACTTACAGACCTACTGATGATGACTATGCTAAAGTAGAAGAGATGGTATGTATAGGATTAGACCAGCATACTATAGCTAAAATTATGGGTATCTCTAATGCTACTCTTACAAAATATTATTCTCATAATTTACTAGTAGGTAAAGAAAAGCGTACCGCAAGAGTTGCCGGTGTTGCTTACGAAATGGCGGTCAGTGGGGAATCTCCTAGCATGACTACGTTTTGGTTAAAGACACAGGCCGGATGGTCCCCGAAACACCACGTTGTTGTAGAAGATAGGCAGTTTGATATACAATGGGCCAACGATGAGGCTGATATTGCTGATGCTAATCAATTACTAAAGAATAAGGAAGGCAAGATACACTAGTATTTATGCAAGAGGAGAGAAAGCCTATAGTAATACCCTATACACCTAGGGAATTACAAAGACATCTACACACAACTTTAGATAGATTTAATGTTGTAGTATGTCACAGAAGATTTGGTAAAACTGTATTTGCTATTAATCAGTTAATCAAAAGTTCTGTAGAAGATATACAAGCTGGTAAGAGACAACCTAGATATGCATACATAGCACCACTATTTAAGCAAGCTAAGACAGTTGCTTGGGATGAATTAAAAAGACTATGTGCTGTATTTCCTGATATTAAGTTTAATGAGGCAGAACTAAGAGCCGACTTTATGGGAGCTAGGATACAACTGTACGGAGCTGATAACTATGACACTCTCCGTGGAATTTATCTTGACGGTGTAGTATTAGATGAGTATGCCCAAATGAACCCTAAGATGTTCTCAGAGGTTATAAGACCGGCACTCTCAGATAGGAAAGGGTATGCTATATTTATTGGTACACCTAAAGGGAAAAACGAATTTTATGATTTATACCACTCTGCTCCAGAGAAGAAGGGATGGGCCAGATTCTTATACAAGGCGAGTGAAACAGGGATATTAGATGATGAGGAACTCGAACTTGCGAAACAGGATATGGCAGAGACTGAATTTGAACAAGAATACGAGTGTTCTTGGTCTGCTGCACTTAGAGGTGCGTATTATGCTAAAGAGATTGAAACTGCTTATGAAGAAGACCGAGTGGGGAAAGTCCCTTATGACCCGTCTAAACAAGTAGTAACAAGCTGGGACCTTGGGGTCTCAGACGCAACCAGTATATGGTTCGTGCAATTTGTAGGTAAAGCAGTACACGTTATAGATTATTACGAGAGTTCAAACGAAGGTTTACCTCACTATATAGATGTACTCAATAGGAAAGGTTATAGGTATGGTGCACACATAGCACCCCACGATATTGTAGTACGAGAATTTTCTACTGGCAAATCGAGGAGAGACCTTGCCTTCGACCTGGGAATAGATTTCCAAGTTGCACCCAAATTAAAAGTAATGGATGGTATTGACACCACTAGAACTTTTCTAAATAAATGTTGGTTCGATCAGGACAACACTAAGAAAGGGCTAGAAGCATTACTACAATATAGAAGTAGTTATGATGACAAGAAAAAGATTTGGTCTCAAAGACCAGTCCACGATTGGACATCACACGCGAGCGATGCGTTTAGGTACTTGTGTATAACAGATGTAGTGTTCACAGGTAATGATAGTGTCTGGGGAAGGGAACTCCCTGAGACTGATTTAAGTTGGATAGTATAAGGAGAAGTATATGCCAATGAACCCAAAGTGGTTAGAAAACAAATTGATGGAGATGGCACAGGACATCAAAGACCTAAAAGAAATAATGAAGGCAGTTAGTAATAGTCCACCACCCAAGAAACAAACCACTTACCCGATAAACAAAGGTAAATAATTTATGGCTAAAATGACAAAAAGGGAGCTATCTGCTCACTTAGAGCAGGAAATCAATGCTGCTTTAGGGTACAAAGATGGAAAGCTCACGGAGCAACGCTCAGATGCATTAGACCGCTATTATGGTAAGAAGTATGGTAATGAGCAAGAAGGTCGCTCACAGATTGTCACAAGAGATGTAGCCGATGTAATCGAATGGATTATGCCTAGCCTTATGAAGATATTTACTTCTGGGGATCAGGTAGTCAAGTTTGAACCACAAGGTCCAGAAGATGTTGAGATGGCAAAGCAGTCTACAGACTATGTAAACTATGTCATTATGAGACAGAACCCTGGATTCTCTACAATATACCAGTGGTTTAAAGATGCACTACTGCAAAAGAATGGTGTAGTTAAACACTACTGGGATGACAGCAGTGAAACTCTTAGAGAAGAGTACAAGAATTTAACAGAGGAAGAGTTTATGGCTCTTCTAATGGATGATGATGTAGATGTTAAAGAGCACACAGAAATAATTAGTGAAGAAGGTGTGCCTACATTACACGATGTTGTAGTAAACAGAACATATGCTGATGGGCAGGTCAGAATAGAACCTGTACCACCAGAAGAATTTTTAATTGACAAGTATGCCAAGACAATTGATACCGCAAGGTTTGTCGCTCACAGAGTAAAAAGAACTAAGTCAGAGCTAATAGAGCAAGGATATCCTAAATCTAAAATTGAAAATGTATTCAATAATGATGAAGCGGATTACAAAGCTGAAAGACTTTCTAGATTCTCACACGAGCAAGACAACTCACCAGAAGGTGATATTGATGATGGAATTTGGGTTACGGAATGTTATCTAAGAGTAGATTATGATAATGATGGCATTGCCGAATTAAGAAAAGTAACGAAGGTTGGAGATGAACTGTTAGATAATGAGGCTGTGGATAGTGTTCCCTTCTCCTCCCTTACACCTATACCAATGCCTCATAAGTTTTACGGTCTGAGTATTTATGACT